AGGTGGCATGAAGATGACCTTGCGGGCCGACTGCTTGCCGACATGCAAAACGGTGGCGACCAATGGGATATCATCTCGTTGCCAGCCCTTGCGGAAGAAAACGATCCGCTCGGGCGGTCTATTGGACAGCCGCTCTGGCCTGAATGGGAAGACGAGGCCAATCTTGAGAGGAAGCGGCGCGCGGTCGGGCCACGAGACTGGTCAGCCCTCTACCAGCAGCGGCCCGCACCAGAAGACGGCGACTATTTCAAGAAAGAATGGCTGAAGCCGTATGACCAAGCGTCTGCGCTCTCGACGCTGCGGGTCTATGGCGGATCTGATTACGCTGTCACCGCTAACGGTGGAGACTTTACGGTCCATGCAGTCGTCGGTATCGACCCAGAGGGCCGCATGTACCTCCTGGACCTCTGGCGGAAGCAGGCGGGCTCGGATGAGTGGATTGAAGCGTTTTGCGATCTGGTTATCAAATGGAAGCCGGTTGGCTGGGCTGAAGAGCAGGGACAAATCCGCTCTGGCGTTGGTCCGTTCCTTGATAAACGCCAGCGAGATCGAAAAGCTTATGTCTTTCGCGATCAATTTCCTACCCGCGGGGACAAGGCTGTGCGTGCCCAAAGCATCCGCGGCCGAATGGCGCTTGAAGGATTGTATGTTCCTGTTGCCGCCAAATGGTACGCCGATCTCCGCAGCGAGCTATTGTCATTTCCTGCCGGGAAGCATGACGACCAAGTGGATGCTTTGGGATTGATCGGTCAACTGCTCAACAAGATGTCGTCCGGGTCGCGTCCGAGCGAGCCAGAGAAGCCCAAGAACGTATCTGGCTATAAGCCGGCGAAAGTCTCGGGCGATAGCGAAAGCCAAAAGGTGTATTGAACGTGGAAGAACTTTTGCGCGCTGGTGCCGAACTTCATTTCGTTCCGTGTTGGGGCGGGAAATATATCGGGTTGGCCGTGACATATCGCTGGTTTTGCCATGGGCTGCAATGCGAGACCGTGGACCAGTGCGTGGCAGATGCGAAGGAATGGGTTGAGACTGTAAAGTTTTCCGACGGTTCTCAATGGACGCCTGAGCAGGCAGCTAAAATGCAGGTCCGCGCATGACCCGCCGCTACAACCCCACGCCCTACAACCCGAACCCTCCGCCGAGTCCGTGGGATTACGGCTGGTACAACGGGAAGCCGTGCAAATGATCGGAATATCGCACTGGGGCATGTTTGACGCTCGAAAAATACCATTTAAGTTTTTTCCCCTTACTTGGGGCCATGACATGGACGAGGAGTTCTATTATGGCGACAGGATTTTGGATTGGGAATTCTATTCCTGATGCCTCCTCTCCCCGCCGTGCAGCCAAAGCAATAACCTATTTTGTTCCCATTGGGGCTAGAACCACAGGAGAGTAACATGGACGAGAACCAGACCAATACCGTCTTCGTTTCGGGCAACACCACTCCCGGAGTGACCGAACCCGCCAAGCCTGCCGTCACGAAAGAGCCCGCAGAGCCCAAGGTCGACCACATCGCGGAAATCGCCGTCCTCGCCAACTCGCTGACCACTGCGAGCCCGTCCGGCGCCGAGAGCATCCGGGATCAGATCCTGCAGCGATGCGCCGACATCAAGGACCCCAAGGCCTATGACGCGCGCATGGCGGCCCAGAAGAAGGCCCATGACGAGGCCGAGGCTGCCAGCAAGAAGATCCGCGAGGCCGACAAGGCGAAAGCCAAGGCCGCTTGATGCAGACCTGAGCCAGTCCGATGCAACCGCTTCTTCAGCCCCCGGAGCCCATGACAGCCGGGGGCGGAGTCTCGTCTATCGATGACGACAGCGCCCAGTATCTGAGCGTCGACAAGCTGAAGAAGCAGTATTACGACTATCTCGGCGCCAAGACGGCCGAGGTGGAAGAAGCCCGCGAAGCCCGGCATTATTACCACGGCGATCAGTGGACCGATGCTGAAATCGCCGTGCTGCAGCGGCGCAAGCAGCCGGTCGTCACATCGAACCGGATCGAACGCAAGATCAACGCGGTCGTCGGCATTGTCGAGAAGCTGCGGCAGGATCCGAAAGCCTACGCCCGGACGCCGCAGCATGAGCAAGGCGCTGACGTTGCGACCGCGGTCATGCGGTATTGCCTGGACACCAACGATTGGAAGTCCAAATCCACCCGCAACGCCCGGCTGGGGGCGATCGATGGCATTGCCGGCGTTGAGTTCGACCTTGAGACGGGAGACGTCGGCGATCCGGATTTGGCGATCCACATCGTTTACGCTGATACCTTCTTCTATGATCCCAGGTCGTTCGATGAGGGCTTTACCGACGCCCGTTACATGGGAATTGCGAAGTGGATCGACGTTGACCAGGCCAAGGAGCTGATCCCCTCGAAGGCGTCCGAGATTGACGACCTGATGGAGACAGGATCGGACGTCACGACCTCTGCCGATCAGGACCGGGAGCGGGTGTGGGTCAACACCAGCCTGAAGCGGCTGCGGATGGTCGACCACTGGTACATCATGAAAGGGAAATGGTGCTGGACGCTCTATATCGGGAACACCGTCATGATGCAGGGCCAAAGCCCGTTCCATGACGAGAAGGGCAAGACGTTCCCCCGCTTCCTGATGTTCTCGGCGGCTGTCGATCACGATGGCGACCGTTACGGGTTCATTCGGAACCTGAAGAGCGCGCAAGACGAAATCAACATGCGCCGGTCGAAGGCGCTGCATCTGCTCAATACCAAGTTGATGATGAGCGAAAAAGGCGCCGTTGACGATATCGAGATTGCTCGCCGTGAACGCGCCAAGCCTGATGGTTGGATTGAGTACAATCCAGGCCTAAAAGTGGAGTCGATAGATACTGAAAATGACTTCAAAGGCCAACTCGAGATGCTCCAGGAGGCCAAGACAGAAATTGAGAACTTCGGGCCAAACCCGGCTTTGATCGGGCAGGGCCTTGAGGATTCATCCGGGCGCGCGATTGCGCTGCTGCAACAGGCAGGCATGGCCGAGCTTGGACCTTACCTGTCATCCTTCAAGAACTGGAAAATCCGGGTTTACCGCTGCATCTGGAACATCATCACGGAGCATTGGAAGGCCGAGCGCTGGATCCGGGTCACCGATGACCAGAACGTGGCGCAGTTCTTCCAGATCAACAAGCTTGAGGTTGACCAGTACGGCCGCCCGGCGATTGTCAACGCCATTGGCTCCATGGATGTCGATTTCATCATTGACGAGGGGCAGGACAGCATCAACATGCAGGCCGACGCGGCGATGACGCTGCAAAACCTCGGCCCGCAGTTCGCCCAGCAGTTCCCGGAGATCGCGATCGAGCTTTCGCCGATCGAATCCGTCATTAAGACCAAGATGCTGAAGAAGATCCAGGCCGCACAGAACGCGCCTCCCAAGCCTGACCCGAAGATCCTCGCCCTACAGGCTCAGCAGCAGCTTGACCAGCAGGCGGCGGCCCAAGCGGCCCATCAGAAGCAGGCCGAGTTCGTCGCCGAGCAGCAGCGCGAAGCGGCCAAGGCCGAGTTCATGCGCGAGCAGACGCAACAGCAAATGGCGTTCGACTGGCATCTGAAGGAACAGCAGGCCGGGCTTGAAATGGAGATCGAGCAGCGCCGGGCGCAGAACCAGATGCGGATTGACGCCATGAAGGCGGCTGCAGGCATCGAGGCGGCAAGGGCCAAGGGCGAGGTTGACGCGGAGATCGCGCGGGCCAACGCCAAGCCAAAGGCCGACGCCGAATGAAGTGTCAGTGCAGTTCACAGATCGATCCGAGCTATTGCCCACCTCCGCACGAGGGATGTTGCTATAGGGTCGAAGTGGCTCAGTGCCATTCAGATGGCAGGCCAAGACGCCTCCGTCTTGTGGCAATTCCTTACATGGCATGGGATCCCACAAGATTGAGCGGCAACATTTTGGGTGCAGCGCGCATCCCTCGGACTGGGGTGGATACCCAGTCCGAGCAGCTATCGCACGAGCCGGCGACACAGGCTCAAGACGACCCCGCACGCCTGAGCGACATCAGGCAAACGTCTTCGCACGATACGCGAAAGGGTAAAATATGCCGATTGAAGCACTTGAGGGATTGACGGACCAGGACCTGTTCAACGAGGCCAACGCGGACGAAGTACCGGCTGATGAAGTCGAGACCGAAGCCCCGGAAGCCGAGCCAGAGCAGGATGAGCAACCGCGCGACGACGCTGGTCGTTTCGCTGGCAAGCCAACCGAGGAGCCTGAAAAGCCCGTTGCGGAGACGCAAGCCGAAAAACCTGTCGTCGATGACAACGCGCCGCAGGTCCCATCGTGGCGGGTCAGGGAGATCAACGAAGAAAAGCGGGCGCTCGCCGAACGGCTGATGGCACTTGAGACCGAAAGGAATCAATGGCTGGCAGAACGTCAGCGGCTCACGGCGCAGGACAAGCAGGCTCCGAAGGTGGAGGCGGCCAAACCTGATCCGCTGCTCGATCCGGAAGGTTACGAGAAGTACCTCGAGAACAAGTTTGAGGAACGACTCGTTCAGAGCCGTTGGGAAAACAGCTTAGCCGCTGCTCATAGGACACACAAAGCAGAGTTCGAAGAGGCCTTCGCGGCTGCGAATAAGCAGGTCGACCTTGCTCTCAAGGCTCGCATGCAGCAGTCACGTGACCCCGGCGAAACCCTGATGGAATGGCACCGTGAGCAGAAGACCCGTGCTGAAGTCGGCAACGATCCCAACGCCTATTTCCAGAGGAAGCTGGACGCATGGCTCGCTGACCCGGCCAACCAGGCCAAGGTCATCGAGCGGGCGCGCAGCACCGCAACCCAGCAACCCGGCCAGACCCAGCAAGGGCGCCCGGCCGTTTCTCTCCCACCGTCCTTGACCAGGGCGACCAACGCATCAGCGGACAGTTCCGCGGATGACAACGACATCTCGAATGATGGGCTCTGGCGCCACGCCAACGCCTAAAACCGGCCGAACCCCTGATGACCGACCCGCCTTGATGGCGGGTTTTTTATTGGGCTGACGGCTTCAGAAAGGACAAGCCGTCATGGCTCTCACTACGATCCAGACCAATAACAAGGTCATCAAGTTCACCAAGCAGGTCAACCGGGAATGGGTTCGCGAGAACTATTTCTCGACCTACATGGGCGAGGCCATCACCTCGATCATCCGCAAGCGCATGGAGCTGACCTCCGGCGGCGAGCAGATGAATATCCCGATGGTCGCTCGCCTCGCGGCGACTGCGATCGGTTCCGGCGCTCTGGCCGGCAACGAAGAAGTCATCGACAACTACGGCCTGCGGGCCTGGATCGACTGGGGTCGCAACGCGGTCAAGACCAACAAGGCGGAAAAGCAGAAGGATTCGGCGGCGATCTTCGACACTGCCCGCCCGCTTCTGTCGGACTGGCTCAAGGAACTGACCCGTGACGAAATCTGCGATGCGCTTTATGCGCTGGTGTCGGAATCGGCGCCTGCCGGCCTTGGTTCAGCCGCCGGCCAGCGTGTCAACGGGATCCTGTTCGATGCCTCCACCGCGGCCCAGAAAAATACGTGGGTGGTGGATAACGTCGACCGCGTTCTGTTCGGCAAGCTGAAGTCGAACTACTCGGCCACCTTCGCCACGGCGACGGCAACCCTGGACACGACCGACGACAAGTGCAACCGCGCTGCCATGCGGCTGCTCAAGCGCATTGCCCGCACCGCCAACCCGCGCATTCGGCCGTTCAAGACGGTCGACGGGAAGGAATACTTCGTGGCCTTCCACGGCACGCGCACCTTCCGGGATCTCAAGATCGATCTGGAAACGATCAACAAGGACGCCCGGCCCCGGGAAGGCAACGGGATGAACAAGAACCCGATCTTCCAGGACGGCGATCTGCTCGATGATGGCGTGATCCATCACGAGGTTCCCGAGCTGGAGACCCGCGTGCCTACCTACTACACCAACGCGGGTTCTGGCGGCACCACGGACGTTCGCCCGGTCTGGCTGTGCGGTCAATCGGCGATGTTCATGGCTTACGGCCAGATGGCCAAGCCAACGCAGCTCGACAACACCGACTACCAGTTCAACCAGGGCGTCGGCATCGAGACGGCCTACGGCGTCGGCAAGATGTTCAAGAAGACCACCGGCGGCCTGCTCAAGGAATGGGGCATCGCAACTGCATTCTTCGCCGCGGCTGCGGATTCCTGATGACCGGGGCGGGCTTTGCGGCCCGCCTTTTCCCTTCACCCCCCATTCATAAGGAGCCGTCATGGCTAACTATCCTGCCCGCAGCAGCGGGGACCAGACTATCAACTATCTCCGGGCTCCGATCACGTTCGCTCTCGGTTATACCGGGGTCGCGCAGGTCGGGACGATCCCTGCCGGCTGCGTCGTTCTGCGCAGCTATGTCATCGTGACCACGGCGTTCAATGCAGGCTCGACCAACACGCTCAAGATCGGCACGGTGGCGAGCGATGCCAGTTTCGGCACCGGCATTGCGCTGGGGACCGCCGGAGTAATCACTGGCGGCACGGCGTTGGCCACGGCGACCACCGTCACCCCTACAGCGGACACTGCAGTCGTCGCCACCTCGGTTTCGACCGGTTCGGCAATGACTGCGGGAGCCGGCATCGTCGTCGTGGAATACTGCCCGGTAGCATAGGCAGCCGAACCCTGGAGGGCGGGCTTCGGTCCGCCCTTTCCATTTGAGGAGAACCCATGCGCATCGGCCTCTGTACGCCATGCTACAACGAACAGGTCCATTACGACTACATGCTGTCCGTCATGGCTGTGGACCGGATGGCGGCCAAGCTCGGGTACGAGTTGAAGACCTATATTGCTGCGGGGACTGCAATCCTCCCCAGGGTCCGCAATCGCCTGATCGCCCAGGCCATGGATGACCAGTGCGACTGGATCGTATGCATCGACGATGATATCGGGTTCAGTGCCGCGGACTTCTTCAAGCTGTTCAAGCATGGCGTTGATGTCATCGCCGCAGCGCCGGCAAAGCGTCATCACCGGTGGGATGAACAGCCTGCCGCCGTGGCCAAATTCCCGGTCGGAACGATCATGGGCAAGCGCACCGATGCCGGCCGCATCTGGCGGATGGATGCGGTTGCAACCGGGTTCATGGCAATCCACTCCAGCGTGATCAACCGGCTGGAGCCGGTAACCGTTCCCTACATCGCAGATGGCTCGCCGGTTCGGAACTGGTTCTGGCTCGACATGATCACGATCGATGGTCAGGTCACGGACGAGGGCGAGGATTACAACTTCTGCCGCAAGTTCAAATCGGTCGGCGGGGAATGCTGGGTCGATCCAGACATCCGCGTTCGACACTACACCGGTTCTGTCTGCCATGACGTCTGTCTGGCGGACGTCGAGGTCAAGGAAGAGGCAGCATAATGGCTAAACTGACATGGCTTGGCGAGGATACCGACGGTACGGCGGGCCCGTCGTTCACCACGGCGTTCGGGGGAATCAAATTCCCCAAGGGCGCGCCGGTAGAGGTGGCCGATCGAGACATTATCGCGCGGGCCAGGCGCAACCGGTTCTTCGAGGTCGGCGGCGTCCCCGGCCGGCCTCCGAAGGACAAGACTGACGAACCCGCCGATGTCTAAAACCCGCCAAGAGATCCAGTTCAAGGCCTTCGCTATCCTCACCGGTGGCGATGTCGGCTCGAACGTGTCCGCAGAGGACGCGACGGACCTTGACGGCTATATCGATGCAGTTGTCGCTGAACTGAATGCTGACGGGACGATCTACATCGACGACCCGGACGAACTCGATGATGCGCTGTTCATCACGTTCTGCAAGCTGGTCGCGAACGCGGCGGCCGATGAGTTCGCCGGGGTTTCGGATGAGGCCAAGGCGCAGGCGCTGCGCAACCGGTTGCGGGTTCTGGTACGGCAGACGCCGGGCTTCAGTCCGCAGATTGTGAGTTATTTCTAGTGGTGTCGGTACCGATCCCGTTCCCCCTCAGCTCTTCGCCGGGGGACTCTTCGCAGGAAGGCGCGGGACGGCTGATCAATTGCTACGCTGAGCCCCTTGGCAAGGATATCGAGGCCTCAAAGAAGCTTGCCCCGCCTCCCGCGGTCTGGCGCAAATCCCCCGGTCTGTCGCTGTTCGCGGCTTCAGGGCAAACCGGATTCCGCGGCTCTATTCTGGTCGACAGCACATTTGTTACGGCGTGGTCCGGTAAGGTCACAAAATTCACGTCTGCCGGCGTCGAAACGCTGATGACCGGATCATTGACGGGAACGGAAAAGGTCTTCTTTGCCCGCAACAACAAGGTTGGGTCTCCCGACGTCGTTTGCGTCGCGCCTGGCACCGGCGCATTCTCGGTGCTGGCCAGTTCGGTGATCGCATTTGCTGATCCCGATATCGGCTCCCCCAATAGCGTCTGCTTCATGGACGGCTATTTCATCTTCTCGTATGGCGATGGAACGCTGCAGGCCTCGGGCTTGAATGATGTCACGATCGCCACCACAGACAAGACCAAGGCTCAATCGAAGCCGGGCGGGCTGAACCGGGTCGTATGCTTTAATGGCCAGTTGGTTGCGATGGGACCGACGTTCGGCGAGGTCTACGCGGACACCGCCAATCCTACGGGCTTTCCGTTTACACGATCCTACACCATCCAGCGCGGGTTGATCGGGCCCTATGCGATGGCCGGTCATGATGACGGGTTCGGCTCGGCGCTAATATGGGTTGCGGATGATAACTCGGTTGTCCGGCACAACGGCACGCCGAACCCTGACAAGATCTCTCCTCCGGATCTCGATCGCCTGTTGGCCACGATTACGACGACGACCCAGCTCGAAGCGTCGGTCTACATCTCTCAGGGCCACCCGAAATGGGTGATTTCCTGCCCAACGTTCACATGGGAGTTTGATCTTGGTTCGCAGAAGTGGAACGAGCGCAAGAGCTATCTGCAGACCCGCTGGCGCGCGATCGGCGGGACGTTCGCGTTCAGCCAGTGGCTTGTCGGGGACACGCAAGGCGGCCGTATCCTGAAGATCGACGCCAGCGCATTGGATGAGTACGGAAGCCCGCTGATCATGCAACTGGACAGCGGGCCTGTCGTAGGGTTCCCGGCCCGGACCAAGGTCGGTAAGGCCGATTTTAACTTCGTGACCGGGGTTGGCATCGCGACGGGCACCGATCCGATCGCCACCAACCCGAAGGTCGGCATTTCGTGGTCGAACGACGGCGGAATTACCTACGGCAACGAGTTCATCCGCGATCTCGGGCGGCAGGCCACTGACACACGCATTGCGATGGTACGAACCGGGATGACCAGCACGCATGGCCGGCGCTGGCGGCTGAAGATCAGCGATCCGGTTTACGGAGCATTCCTTGGCGGGAATCAGGATACGAGGCTGACGCGATGAGCAAGCCGTTTCCTGGCGTCGACGT